GCGGTCATCGTCCCCTCACCGCGCCTCGGCGGTCAGGTCCTGCCACTGACCGTTGGCCCACACGAGCATCTTCCGCTCGGTGACCATCGCGCGGACCTGCGGGTGGTCAACCGGCCCGTTGATCGAGCCGTACGCCTTGACGCCGAACTCGACTCCGTACTCGCCGCCGTTGTCGGCGTCCGCTGCCTGCTCGCGGGTCAGGACCGGCGTCTTGCCCTTCTTGACCATCGCGTCGAGTTTCTTCGCGAGTTGGAAGTTCTCCACGAGGGAGTCGCAGACGTGCTCACCGCTGACCATGTTCGGTGTGCCGTCGTCCACGACCTTCTTGTCCACGACGGTCATGACGGGGAGGGAGAACACGGCGGGGCAGGCGGTCGCCCACTCGCGGCAGAGCGCGTCGAACGCGTCAGCCGCTTCGCGGTTGTCGTGGCGGAACCATGTGCCGCCACCGTGACCCTCCTGCGCGAACGTCCCCGCAGGCTTACCGTCGAGGGTGACCTGCGCCTCGAAACCCTCACCGTCGATCGCACGGAACTTCCGGACCTTCGTCACCTTCCACCGGGTCACGCTCTCCGGCGCGGCCTCAAGGGTCGCGTTCAGGCGGGTGGTGGCTCGGACGAGTGTTGCCTCGGTCATGTGCTCGCTCCTGTCCTTGTCGGTCATGCGGCGCTCTTGCGGGATACGACCTCGGTCACGTCGTGGTCGGCCTTCTCGCCGCGCAACTCGGACCGGTGAACGTATGCCTCCACCTTCCGACCGTCGCGGCGGACCTTGCCGGTTTGGACCTGCCCGCCGCACGTCCCGCACCAATGGGTGAAGTACGCAGCCATTTCCCGCTCCTGCCTCCCCGGGTCGCTCACCCGGGAACGCTTACTATGTTAGCACATAGGAGCCGTCACGCTGCCGGTTGAGCCATCTCCTTCATCTTCTCGGCCAACCGCTCGACCTCAGCGCGGAGCGTCACGAGCTCCCCGGCGCGACCGAACGGCTTCCCGAGCCGATCCTCGATCCGGCCCACCTCGTCCTGGCCCTTCGCGATCGCCTCGCGGAGCCGGTCCCGCTTGGCCTCGAAGCCGGCCAGCGCCGATTCCAGCCGACGCACGACCCCTGACTCAAGCTCGCCAATGGCGTGCGTCGGCACCGACACGATCGGGTCGCCCGGCACGCCTGCGAACCCGACTTGCAGCACCCGCGAGTTGCGCTCCCAGCCGAGCGTCGCGGTGATCGTGTGCCCGCCGAGCTGCCCGATCACGTGCGGCTCCCGGTCATTCCAGTTGGCCTGCCGGACGACGGACTCCATCTCCTCGACCAACGCGGCGGCGGCGTCGGGTCGCTCGGTGAACGTGTCGCCGGCGACGCGCATCGCGAACTTGTCGCCGCGGGTGTCCACGCGCTTGTCGATCGCGTTGTCGTAGGCGTCGGCGTCGGCCGTCCAGATCGGGATCGCCTGCTCGTACCGCTTGAGCTCGGCGCGCATGTTCGTCTGCGACCGGGCGTGCGCCCGCTCGAGCCGCGTCAGCTTCATGAGGTCGGTGTCGGCCTTCGCCTTCGCGAGCAGGTCCGGGTTGCCGGTCGCGAGCGCCTTGACCTCCGCGTAGGACATGGCGGTGTCCCCGATGTCCTCGATTTCGCGGACGTCGAGCTTGCCGCGCATGACCTGATGGATGAACTTCGCCTTGCGCTCCAACGTCTGCCACATATAGGCGTCGAACGAGTGCTCGGTCACGTAGCGGACGATCTCGATGTCCGGGTTGAGGTTGCCCTGCCGCATGATCCGGCCGTCACGCTGCTCGACGTCGGCGGGACGCCACGGCGCGTCAAGGTGGTGCAACGCGACGGCACGCTTCTGAATGTTCGTGCCGACGCCCATCTTCTCCGACGACCCGACGATGACGCTGATCCGGCCGTTGCGGGCAGCCGCGAACATCTCGGCCTTCTGCGCGTCGTTCTTCGCCTCGTGAATGAACCGAATGCTGTCCGCGTCCAGCCCGCGGGCCACGAGCTCATCCTTGAGCGTGTTGTAGGCGTCCCAGTCCGCGACCGACGCGGCGTCATCGAGACTGCCGGCGGCGTCCACGTCCTCGTCGTCCTTCGCGTCGCCACCGCCGGACTTCGGGGTGCCCATGTCCAGGAACACGATCTGCAACGCGCCCGGCCGGTCGTCATCGCCGTACTGCCGGTCAGCGTTGGCCTTGTGGATCGACGCGATCCGGTCCGCCGCTGCCTCGATCTTCCCCGGCTGGTGGTCCTGCCCGACAAGCCTCATGCTCAGCGCGGCCTTACGCCCGTCGCCGCTGATCTTGAGCATGTTGTCCTCCTCCGGGGCGACCTTCCCGCCCCGGACGTCATCGGCGCGTTCCCCGAGCTCGGCCACGTACGCCCGGAGCTCATCCGACGCTGGCACGGTGACCGTCTGGACCTGATTGCCCTTGAGCGCCGGCGTCGGCAGGTCGAGGTCCTCGGCCATCTTGACGTCAGCGAACGTGTGGAACAGCCGCAGGAACTCGGGGACGTTGCGGAAGCGGGCGAACCGCTCGGTCTGCCGGAAGCCGCTGCCCTCGGGCTTGAGCTCCATCTCGGACACGACTTCGCCGAACGTGCCGGCCCACTGGTCGAACGTGTGGATGCCGGCTTCCTCGAGCAAGTCGGGCCGGAGGAACCGCTGCATGACGTACGCCTGCGTGACCGTGTTGCGGATCGGTGTGCCCGTCGCGAACGTCGCGACCCGGCCGCTGGTGGTGTTGGCCCGGAGGTACTCGATCTTCATGTGCAGGTCGGTCGCGCGGTCCGACCCGACGTTGCCCGCGCCGCGGACGTTCGACAGGACCCGCAGGTTGGAATACATATGCGCCTCATCGACCATGAGGTAGTCGATGCCGGTCTGCTCGAACGAGACGCCCGCGTCCTTGTTCTTGCCGAGCTTCTTTTTGAGCGCCTCCTCCGCCCGGAGCAGCGCTGTCTCCATCTTCTTGACGGTCCGCTCCTGCGCCTTGCTCGCGTCCTCGACGGCTCGCGCCTGGTCGAGCTGCTCGCGCATCATCGCCATTTCGCGGTCGATGTAGGCCTCGGTCTGCTCCGGTGACATCGGGATCGCGTTGAACGCCGACTGGGTGAGGATCACCGCGTCCCAGTCGCCCGTCGCGGCTCGCGCGACGAACTCGCGGCGCTTGTCGCCCTGCAAGTCCTCCGTGCCAGCCGCAAGGATCTTCGCCTGCGGGTAAATCTGTAGGAACTCGCGGGAGAACTGCTCGAGCATGTGATTCGGGATGACGATCGCGGGCTTGCGCGCGAGCCCGAGCCGGCGGAGCTCCTTCGCGCCCATCGCCATTTCCGATGTCTTACCGGCGCCGACGACGTGCGCGAGCAGGACAGTCGGCTCCTGCACGATCCGGTCGGCGGCTGCCTCGACGTGACCGAACGGGTGCCAGTCGGGGCTCATCCCCGGGAACACGCGGTCCGGCGTCGCCTCGTACTTGCGGAGCACGATCGCGTTGAACCGATCGTTGTAGACCGCCTGCAAACGGCGCGCCCGGTTGGGGTCCTCCCAAATCCACTCCGCGAACCGCTCCTGTAGCTGCTGCGCCTTCTCCTGCGCGGCGAGCGTCGCCTCAAGGTCCGGGACGTTGCGCGACTTCCCGGTCACCGGGTCGCGCACCTCGTGCGTGACCTGGATCGACCGCTGCTCAAGGAGGTTCTGAATCAACTCGGGAGCCGGCCGATCCGGGGTGCCCCACTCCTGCGTCGCGAGGATGCCCTGACGCGGACCGATGACGGTCCAGATCGAACCGCCGGAGTGCGCGACCTGAACCTTCTTGTTCGGCCGGTAGTCGTAGGACGGCTCACGCAGAATGTCCCGCATGAACGCTTCGATCGTGTCCGGGCCGATCCAGGAGGCACCGATCCGACCGTCGATCTCCTCCGGCCCGAGGTCGGCCGGGATGACCCGCTCAAGCGCCTCGACGTTGGCGCGGAACCGCGGGTCGTGCGTCGCGGCCGCCCGGGCGGCGGCGAGCTTGCGCCGGACGTTGCCGGACAGGTAGGCGACGGCTGGCTCGAGCTTCCCGGCCTCGCGGACGCTCTCCCCGACGCTGGTCAGGTCCACCGCGTCTGCGGCGGCGAGGTCCCCGAGCCGCTCAGCGGTCAGCGCGGCCTCGGCTGCTGCCTGCTCCTCCGGGGTGAGCGGCGGCTGCTCGAACACGAGGTCCCCGAGCCGCTCCCGCGCGGTCGGCTCATCGGTGCCGAGCATCTTCGCGATCGCTGGCAGGTTGACGTCGCCGTACTGCTCCATCGACAGGGTGAGCGCGTCCTGCGGAGTGTCAGCCGACGTCCGGAGCTCGCGCGGCGCGACGGCGCGCTTCGTGAACACGTCGGCCTTCTTGGCGTCCTGCGACACCGGGTCGAACTCCTCGAGCGCCCGGACGATCGCGGACATCGGGTCGGACCGGAAGCTGCGTGGAGCGGCTGGCCGGATCCGCTGGCCCTTCGCGCCGAGCTTGAACCGGTTGATCGGCCCGTACTTCTCCACGTAGGCGTCGTAGCGGGCGTTGAGCGCGGCCCGGAGCGCCTCGATCTGCGGGGTGTCGTCGTTCGTGGCCGCCTCGGCCGCGAGCAGCGACGAGAGGTTGTCCCGGAGCCCGATCAGGTCCCGCATCTCGTCGGCCTGCGCGCCCGGCACCGCGTACGGCGTCGACGCGCCGCCACGTGCCTGCGTGAACGTGCCGTCGTCCTCCGCGCGCAGGTGCCCCTCGTGGCGGGACCGGTCCGCGCCGATGAGCTCGGGCAGCGCCTCCCGCTCGCTCGGCGTCGCGGTCAGTCCCTCACGCTTCGCGGACGCGACGATCTTGTCCATCGTCACGGGCAGCGCGGCCATGTCCCGGTCGCCGCGGACGATCAGGTCGCCGGTGCCGAACCTGCCCTTCTCGGCGTGCATGTCACCGAGCACGTAGTCCGGGTGCTGCGTCCAGTAGTCATTGACGCTGATCGTCTGCCCGTCGAGGTCGCGCTTCGTGGCGTGCACCCACGACTCGTCGCCGCGGGGCTCTCCCGGCTCGCGGACGCGGAAGATCAGAACGTCCTCGATGACGTCGGTGCCGGACGCCCGCTGATGCGACCCGGACGGCAGCCGGACAGCGCCGATCAGGTCCGCGCGGTCGGCCATTAGCCGGCGAGCTCGCTCCCCTTCGCTGTCGAGGGTGTAGCGCGACGTGAGGACCGCGACGATGCCGCCCGGCCTAGTCAGCGCGAGCGACTTGAGGATGAAGTGATTGTGGATCGACTCGCCGGTGGGGTTGTGCTCACGGTCGGTCAGCGCAAAGTTGCCGAACGGCACGTTGCCCACGGTCGCGTCGAAAGAGCCGTCCGGGACGTTCGTGTCCGCGAACGATTCGTTGCGGATCACGGCGGACGGGTAGAGGTACTGACTGATCGCGGCCGTCGTCGAGTCGAGCTCAACACCGACCATCGCGGCGTGCTCCGGCGCGAACCCGATGAACGTGCCGGAGCCGGACCCCGGCTCGAGGACACGGCCACCGTCGAAACCGAGCTCCCCGACCGCGCGCCACACGTTCTCGACCACCCGGGCGTCGGTGTAGTGCGCGTTGAGGGTGTTCCGGCGAGCCTCCCGGATTTCCGCAGGCGAGAGCAGTTGCTCGATCTCGGCGTGGTACTTCTCGTACTCCGGCTTGCGCGGGTCGAACACCTCCGGGAGCCCACCCCAGCCGGCCCACTTCGCGAGGGTGGCCTGCTCCTCCGGCGTCGCGGCGCGCTTTTCCGCCTGCAGCGTTCGCAGCGTTCGGAGCGCCTCAAGGTTGGCCTTGAGCTTCGCGGCCTTCCCCGCTGGCGCGAGGTCGTCCATGCCCTCCGGCCGGAAGTCCTCGCCACCCGGCGCGACCGGGACTGCTTGCGGGTCAGGTGCGGGCTGGTCGTCCTCGGTTACGAGGTCGTCGCCGCCGGTGTCATCGCTGCCAACTCCGCCGCTGCGTCCTGAAAGTCGCTCAGCGCCGCCGTCAGCTCCGGATTCTCGTCCACCGGCACCGGCACCCCGCTCGCCGGGTCCAGGTCCTCGATCGGCGGTTGCGGCGGCGTCAGCAGCTCCCGCGCCACGATCTCCTCCGCCTGCGCCGCCACCATGCTCAGCCGGCGTGCCCGCTGCGTGAACGTCTCGCCCTTCGGTGCCGGACTCGCGTCCTCCGCTGCCTGCACCTGACGATCCGCTTCCGCTCCCAGGTCCCGGAAGAACCCGGCCGGATCCTTGAGCAGCGCCACCTGATCCGGCGCGTCCCTCTCCCAGTTGGCTTGCGCTATCGCTGCGTACCGCTGGCTCATCGCTCCTGCCTCCTTCATCGGAGTGTACGACCTGCGCCTCGTGCTCATCGGCCTTCGCGTGCAACTCGCTCATGGAGCCGGTCGCGAGGAGCCGGCCGTGCGGGAACGGGGCGTCCTCGAGCTTCTCGGCTGCCTCGTCCCCGGCGTCGGCCTTGACGTAGAGCCGGTTCCCGGCGATCCGCCGCTCGATGTAGTAGCGGCCGTCCTCGGACACCTGCCCGTCGAGGTGCTTCCGCCACGACACGTGCGGAGCTTCGTCGGCCGTGCCGGCATGGCCAGCGAGGACGTCCGCGACCACGGCGTGCCGGTCGCGGGTCGTGTGCGAGTGCATGATGTGCAGCCACGTGTGCGCGAACCGGCCGTGAACGCCGCGCGGGTGCTTCGCGGCCTCCTCCGCCGTCCACACCTCGTGCTCAAGGGTGCCCGCCGCCTTGATTTCCTCGTCAAAGTCCATGCCCTTGACCTCTCCGCCGCCCTTGAGACCGGCGTCGCGCCGGAGTGATTTCGGTGCCGCCTCGCCCGCCGGCATCGTCCGTAGCCATTCCTTCGCGCCGTCCTCGTCCACGCCGAGCCGCTTCGCGAGCACCGGCAGGGTAGTGACCGGCTTGGCATTCCAGTCCCGGACGTCCCACGAGCGGGTCCGGAGCCAGTCCTCGTTGCGGACGTCCGCCGGGGTCGGTCCGGACGTCCGGACGTCCGCCTCCGGACGTCCGTCGCCGGTCGGGAGCGCCTTGAGTTGGATACCGAGGTCGTCGGCGCGCTTGAGGAGCTCACGCTTGCGCTTCGCGTCGGGCTTGAGGGTGAGCGCCCGGAGCACGTCCTCGTCGGTCAGCGACCCGACCGGCAGCCACCCGAGGTCGTGATCGGACAACGGCTCCTCACCGTCCTGGTGAAGCCCCTGCGCCACTACGGAGAACGTGCCGGTGCCGCCGAGCACGACAAACTCCCACTCCCCGAGGCAGCCAACGCCGGTCCGGGGCGTCGCGAGGATCCGCTCCCGCGGGACCTCCGCAGCCACGACGAGGCTCACCGGGCCGTACTCGAACTCGTCATCGAGCTCGCCGTCCATCCCGCCGGAGAACTGCACAGCGGTTTCACCGTTGGCCGTGAACGATGACGCCGGCCGGAGCGGGACCTCAACGGAGTCGGTCACGCCGTCTTTGAGCTCACGCGCCCAGTCCGGGATCTCATCCGGCGATTCCCACGACATGCCGCGGTAGAGGTTGAGCGTGTCGACGCCGTGCTGCGCGAGCCGTTCCTGCGTGAGCGCATACTGCGCGTGCACGAACGATCGGAGCATGACGCCTTGCCGCTCGATCAGGTCGTCGGTGCCCTGCTGCAATGCCTCATCGACGTCCCAGGTGTGCGCGTCCTCGATGCCGAACTCGGTGCCGATGATCTGCTGAACCGCGAGCGACCACGGACTGTGATCGTTCGACGTTTCCGCCCACTGGTGCACGAGGTCCTGCGCCATTGCCTCGCGGAGCCGGCGAACCATGCGCGGCCCGCCGACGTCGATGTCCTCCGCCTTCGCGACTGTCTCCCGCTGCGCCGGGGTCAGGTCCGGGGAGGTGAGCGCGGACGCGTCGGTGTGGAAGTCGGGAGACCACTCACCGTCGCCGGCGTTGCGCCGCCACACGATGTCAGGGTTGGTCGCGTGCTGGTAGTCCGGGCCGACCATCATCTCGTCCGGCACGTCAGTCATCCGGGCAGCTAGCGCCGCCGCGACCTCCTGCTTCGCCTGGACCGCCTCGTCCTGACTCGGCACCACATGGTGCTGGCCGGGTGCCTCGTCGTGGCCGGACTCCCCCCGGTGGCCGTGTTCGTCCCGGTCACCGAGCCCGCCGAGTATGACCGCCCGGGCGGCCTCGATGCTCTCGGTCGAGTCGTAGCCCCATCCCACGGCGTCGACGTTCTCGGGCAGGCTGAACGGTCGCGCCTGCGTCGGCTTGCGGTGCACCTCGATCACGGAGCCGATCGGCACGCCGTAATGCGCGGCTCCCTCCGGTGTCCGCACGAGGTCCTTCGCTTCCGCGTGGACGGTGATCTTGTACGGCGCGTGGCAGCGGCAGTTGATCACGTTGTCCGGCCGGCCACCCGGATAGCCCGGGTAGGGCAGCCGCTCCCCGCCGACGAGGAACGGCTCGCCCGCCTCGACCGTCTGACCCTCGGCCTGCCGGTGGAACTCCCGGACGCGGGTGTCGCCACGGGTGCGCCACGTGCGCGTGGCCGTCACGTTCGGCGGGAGGTTCGTCAGGAGCCCGTGGTGGACCCCCTGGATCGTCGCTGTCGTCGCGGCCTCAGCTCGTGTCCGGGACCACGAGCCGAGCCCGGTCGATCCGTCCGGCCCGTGCTGCCAGTCCCGGATCGCCGTCACGATCGGCTCGACACTTGAGCCCTCGTTGAGCGCGCGCTGCCGGACCTCCTCGACCGCGTTCGCTGTCCGCGCGTCGATGTCCGCCTGCTCCGCCGCCGCGATCTTCGCCCGGAGCTCGGTGGCCTTCGACGCGCCGGCGTCCCCGAGCCACCGCACCGCCCGGTAGATCGCGTAATCGAGCAGCGGATGAGCCTCGGCACCGTCACCGCCCTGCGCCGGCGGGGACGGCGGCTTCACCTGATTGAGCGGCGGCTGCTCCGGCGGGATCGTCTGCGTGGTCCCCGGCTGCACACCGCCCGCGCGGAGCTTCTGCCGCAGCTTGTTACCGGCCGCGACCCCGGCTGGCCCGAGGACCTGCCACGCCGCCTGCTCGACCTGCGCGCGCCACTGCTCCGGATCCACGACCGACGTCGGGTCGAGCGCCTTCGTGGACATCGGCTGGCCGGCCGGTGGAGTCCAGTGGCGGGTGCCCTTGCGTCCCTGCCGACCCTTGACCTTCGCGATCGTGACCTCGGTCAGCCGGTTCGTGATCGCGTGGAGCAGCGCCTCGAGCGTCTGCGCGGTTACGTCCCGGTCGCGGTGCCTGTCGTCACTCGTCATCGTCGGTGATCACCCGGACAGCAGCAGCCGTGCGGACCTTCCGCTCACCGACGTGACGGCCCTTGAACGCGGCCGGTGCGCGCCCCGGCATGATCGCCCGCATCCCTCCCGGCTGCCCGGGAAGCGCACCGGGCCCGCCCGGAGCACCTGCCTGCGGGTTCGGCGTCGGATTCGGGGTGCCCTTCGCGCCGACCGGCGTCAGCTTGGCTGCGGCGTCCTGGTCGTCCTTGTCCCCGATCGGCACGCCGCCGGTGACCCACAGGACCCGGTTGCCCGGCGCGTCGATGATGTCCTCCTCCGCAAACCCGGCCTCACGCTGGTAGCTGACGCCGGTCCGGACGCCTGCGCCGACCTCCTCGCGCATCTCCTGCCGGTGCTCCTTCTCGAGCCGCTCACGGACCGGGGTGCCCTTGTAGTCGAACGTGACCTCGACAGCGGCGTCGAGCGCGTCAACCGCCCACGTGTCATCGATCGTGTCGTTGTGCGGCTCCTGCGTGATCAGCCAGAAGGCTTCCTTCTCCTCGGCAGCGTTGGCGAACGTCGACCCGGACGCGTTGCCGATCTGCGACTCGGGCACACCGAACGCGACGAGGATCTCGTCTTTGCCGGCCTCGCGGATGGACAGCCACGACCCGTCGCGGGGAGCTCCGCCCATGTCGACGGCCGTGACCTTGCCGTCGACGACGACCGTACGGCCGGCCTCAAGCGGACCGCGGCCGAACTTCCGTTCGATCCGCTCCGCCTCGAGCGGGTCGAGGTCGCCGGAGTCGTCCTCGGACGCCTGGATACCGACGATCATGCCCGGGCGGCCGTCGTTCGCCATGAACGACCGGTTGAACAGCCGCGCGAAGTGGTCCATCTCGATCGACAGACCGGCAGCTTCGAGCGGTGTCATCCCGGCGTAGGGGTCGAGCGGGTGCGGCTCGCGGGTCCAGCGCACAAGGTCCGGCTCGATGCGTCGGGGCTTGTCCCCGATCCGGAGCGGGTCCACCTCGAAGTGGTCGATCGACCCGTCGCTGGCTGGCACGGCCCGGGTCCGGTTCGGGGGCAGCAGCGTGTAGGACAGCGGTGTGCGTGCTCGTGAGAGCACGGTTTCGGTGAACGCACCGCGCGGTGACAGGAGCGTCTGCTGCGACAGCCGCTTGCGGTAGACCTTGCCGGACTCCCCGAGCTGCGAGCACTTCGTGCCGTTGAGCAGCATCGCGGTCGGGTGGTCCGGGATGATCTGCTTGCCTTCCTGCGCGATCACGGGGAGTCGAGACTGATTGTTCGAGAGCACCTCGACGGACTTGTAGACCCACACGACCCGGGCGTAGCCCTCACGGACGGCGCGGAGCACGTCCCACGACCGGCCCGGGACGCCGGTGATCCCCCACGGGCCCATCGCCTGGTAGTAGCCCGAGAGCAGGATCATCTTCCGCTCGAACTCGGACTCCGGCGACGTCGTCTCGCGAATGTCGACGGTCTGTTTCGTCTCACCGCGAACCGGCGCGGTCGTCGCGGACGCGACGTCGAGCGACCGCCACATGCGTCGGGGCACTCGCCCTCCCTAGCCGATGCCGAGCAGCGTGCCGAGCACGATCAGCGCGACGGCCAGCGCCCCGAGTGCCGCGTCTCGTCCGCCGGCGAGCCACGCCGCGACAACGCCGACGCTCAGTCCGGCGACCACGAGCAGGATGCTCGCCGCGTCGAGGACCGCCTTGAGCGGCACCATCCGAGGCTCGGGGGTCTCCTCCTCCAACGCCGGGTCCGCGTGCTCCTCGGTGAATGAGCCTCGCCGGGCGAACCGCTCTGCTGCGCTCGGCTCACGTCGATCACCTGCGGGGACCTCGAACGCCATGTCGGGCAGCGTAGAACCCGCGAGCCGTCAGAGTCCCCCTTGCGGACCGCGTGTCACGACGCCGCGGCGGCCGGGTCCTCGTCCTCGCGCTTCTTACGGGTGCCGTTCGGTCCGCCGCGGAGCACCGGCGAGTAGGAGTCGCACGGCGAGTTGCGTGCATCCCCGAACGGTGTCCGGCACGACGCGCAGTAGACGTCCAGGACCTTGACCCACGTCTCCTCTTTGAGCGTGACCGCTGCCCGCCGGACCGCGCCGGCGACGTGCCCGTTGTCGATCGGCACCTCTGCGGCAGCTACCCAGTCATGCGAATGGAGCTCGCAATAGCCGGACTTTGTGGCGACGTTCTCGCACTCCTCGACCGGGCACGGGAACTCACGCCGGCGGCTCATCGGGGAGGGACCCCTGTCACGGCTCCTCACCGTAGAGCGGCCTTTGGGCGGAGCCGGGGATTCGATGATGAACGACACGGCGTGTCACGCCCCCGAGATGATCGTCCGGCGGTGCTCGCTTCGCAGGTCGTACGGCTCGTACACGCTCAGCATGACGGCCTCCGCCCGGTCCGGGGAACGCTGCAACCGTTCCTTGATCTTGTCTTTCGCCTCGATCACGGTCAGACCTCCCGAGCCCCACCCGACCTTCGCGGCGGCGAGCTGCGCCCGGGTCTGCGGGTCGATGTCAAGCGCGACCGCCGGGTCGCCGGTCCGCTCGTCGGGCTGCAGCAGCAACCGCATCGCGCCGTACATTTCGTCGCGCTTGAGCTTCGGTCGCCACGTCTCGTGCGCCTCGCGGCGTCCCTCCTCGGGAGCCTCACCGACGTTGACCCGGACGATGATCGCCTCGTGGATGCCCTCAGCGGCCCACGCCTCGAGCACGCCCGCACAGCCGATACCTACCCCGTTCGCGTCGATCTTGACTCGGACGCGCGCTTTGGTGCCGAGCCGCCGGCGTAGCGCCTCCGCGACCCTGATCTGCTCGAGGACCTTCCCGGCGGCGTAGTGCGGGTTCGCGAGCTCCTTGCCGGACTCGGTGTGCACGATCCGGGCGACGTCGCCCTCGCACCGCGCGACCGCGAGCTCGTCGCCACCGCCGGCCGCGACGTCCACCCCGAGCCGGATCCACGCGCCGGTCTTTGGCTGGTAGGCGAACGGGACGCCGTTGCGGTCCCCGACGACGGCCTTGCGGTCCGGGGTGCCGTCCTTCGCCATGTCCACGGCCGCGTCGATCCAGTCGCCCGGGATCGCGCGGGACGGACCGCCTTTCGGGAACCGGGCCAGAGCTCGCGCCTGGTAGTACGGGGAGTCCTCGCCGTAGTCGCGCTTGACTCCCTCCTCCCAGTCGCGCTCGGTGAGGTGCTCTTTCGCGTCGTGCTCGGGCATCCCCTTCGGACACGTCGTGCACGGCCCGACGTCCTCGCCGGTGAAGTGCGGCGTGTCGAAGATGCTGATCGGGATCGTGTTGACGTCGGTCTGCGCGCAGAGCCCCTCGAACCATGAGCCCTCGGTGTCGGTCGGCGGGTTCCCGATGAACAACGCGCGGGTGTGCTCACCGGTCAGGATCGACTCGAACGCCTGCCCGAGCACGTGCCCGAAACCGCCGGCCTCGTCAACGATCACGAGCAGCCGCGGCCGGTGGATACCTTGCACGGCCGTCTCGTCCCAGTCCGGCGCGGAGAA